AATCGTTTAATGTTCTCATTTTTTTATCCTATTTATTTGCTTCGTTCTGTCATTGACTTCAAAGACCAAACAAAATTGTTAATTGAATGATGGGGGATAATTCCCCCACCACTTTAGATTTATTATGCAGTAGTTAAATCTGTGATTAAACCACTTGCTTTTTCATTTCTTGACTCAAGAGTATACTCAGCAACCATAAATCTCTGATCTGCGTCAGCAGTCTGAGCTGGGTTTTGCAAAGAGAAATCTCTTAGGAAAGAAACTGCCCAAAATTCCATATCTAGAATGTGAGCATCTTGTCCGATTTTAGCAGATGTACCATTAGCACCTCTGATAAATCTGTTTGGAGATACTTGCATAGTTCCAAAGTCTGACTCATATACATCAATAGAAGTAATTAATCTTCTATCTTCAGCAGCGTCAAATCTAGTAGAACCACCAGTAAAGCCAGATAGTTTCTGTTTGTTAAAAGCATTAACCATAATCATGTTAGGGTTTCCGCCTTGATTATAACATTTAACTAAAATACCTTTTAACTGATCTTCAGTAAAAGCTCTTTGAGTTCCATCTGTTCTTATAGCACCATTACCAGCACCAGAACCATTTGAGGCTGCGTCAACATTAGTTTCGTACCAAGTTGGACATCCACCAAGTTTTCTTGCAGTTGTTGAGTTACCAGCAGATTTAGCGACATTAGATAAAAGAGCAGTTTCCATATCTCTTTTTAACTCTTTTGCAGCTTTAGCTACTTGGTAAGCCATCTCATTACTTCTACCAGCAGAAGTTACAGCTTCGTTAGTTGCAGTAACTTGAATTCCTTTAGTAGAAATTTGAGTGTGGTTATTTTCCAATACAGTTGGAGCCATAGTTCCATAAGCTATATCAGCACCCTCAACTACAGCATTTGCAGCTACAGCAGCTAATGCGTCTGTTTGCCATTGGTGTAGTGTGTTTGTTGCTTTTGTCTTAGCAATACCTGACATAAAAGGAGTTTCTGTTGGACTAATTGAATAAATTATGTCCGCTATATCTTCTCTTATACCGATTGCTGTGTATGTTTGGTATTTAGCCATTTTTTTTCTCCGTTAGGTTATTGTTTATAGATAACGCATCAGTAAATCGGTAGCATCTTTTGCATTACCGCTTTTCTTCAACGCATTCATCTTCTTCAACCTAGATTGACTATTTACATCTTCCTTAGTAGTTTTAACACCTGACCTAACAACTGTGGTTGGCTTAACTTTTTTACTTACTAAATTGGGTTTAGTCGCATTAGCTTTCATACCATCCATAATCACATCAAAATATCTTGAATCATAAATTCTAGAAACATCATCATTTGTGAAGCCTTTAGAATTTAAATAACCCATGATATTTGATTTAACTGAATTACCCTTAATAGGATCAGCAAGTACAGGATGTTTTAAATGAAGTTTTTTTTGTTCATTTTTTAATATTTCCTGAAATTGAGTTTCTTGATGTTCTCTCAATTTTTGCTGTGCTTGTTGAATTGATTGTTTTCGTTTATTAATCTTACGATCAACTCTAGCAGCTTCAGTTGGATCTTCATCCCAAAGAGCATCAAGCTCCTTAGAATTCATATCATTGTTAATCTCAGCATTTAAAGTAACTACTAATGAATTTAAATCATCCATCTTAGTTGAATACTGATTTTTAAGACGATCTTCTTCGGATTTTAGCTCTCTTTTTTCAATTGCTATCTCCTCAGTTTTTCGTCTGTAGTCAGCATCTTTTTGATAACCTGCTTTTAATTCGTCAAGGTCAACATCAATCTTTTCACCATTAACAGTAACTTGGTGTAGATCGGTTGTTTGTTCTTCAATCGCATTTTCATCTTGTGATGCTTGTTCTTCATCTGCAACTTCTAAAGTTTCCTCTAGTTGAGTTTCAGGTTGTTGTTGTTCTTCTGTTTTAGTTTCCGCTTTCGCTTCCACTTCTTCTTTTGGTTCAACTGATGCTGCTTCTTCTTGAGGTTTTTTGATAACTCCATTTGAGTCCATTAAACTTTCAATAGATTTTGCCGCACCTTGTACTGAAGCATTGTTCAGTAATGGGTTTCCGTCAGACATTAAGTCCTCCTAGTTAAGCTGTCTTGCGACTTGGCTTATTCTAACCATTGTGGTTAAAATTTTGTATTATCCTGTTGCTTCCTGAAATCTTCCAACTGTTTAGATGCAAGTTTTCCAGTTTCAATAATTGTATACAAGTGTTGTTCCACTTTGCCTACAACATTATAAGCGATCCAAAGTTTTTCTCTGGTATCACTCTCTTTAGCACCTGTTTTATCAAGAAGTGCTTCAGAATAAATTTTTTTAAGAGTTTCCATACTCTCTTGAAAAAGTTTACTCCCTAATATCTGCTTGGCTTCGTTGGATCGGCTGATCTCCACCGCCCTGTTCGCCTGGTCTTTCGTTTCCATTCGTTCCTTTTAGTTGTTCGCCAAACATATTAGTAGATTTTGCCGCTTGTTCAAGTATTTTATTATCTCCAGCAACCATCATCTTATCTAAATCTGCATCTGCTTTAATTTTAGCAGTATCTAATTGAGTATTGTACTTTAAAGACATTTCTTTTATCTTAGTTTCAAAGTCTAACTGCATTTCTTGAGTTTTTTGAGCAAGTTCTTGAGATTGTAATTGTAGGTCAGCAATCTTTCTCTTATTCTCAGCATCAATTCTAGTAAATTCTATTTTCTCAATAGGAGTTAGTGGTGGTGGTTGAGGTGGTGGCATCATTTGTTTACCAACATCAGGATCTACAAAGTAAGTTTCTACATTTTTAAGACCTGCGTTCTCTACCATTTTAGTTAAGGTGTTATACATATTTTTAAGATTAACCATAGGCATCTCTTTTCCACCTTGTAGTTGGAATGCTTGTAGTTGTCTTTCTAAAATACTATTTAGCATAATCGTTTGTTGTTCTTTAGAACCAGTTCCAAGTCCAACAACAATACTAATATTAAATCTATCTTTCCACTCAGTAGGTCTAACTGGAATATATTGATTGCTCATCATTATAATTTTTTCTTTATCTTGATACTTAACCATCAGCTCAAATATCTTTTTAAATAAATCTTTAACACCTGTTTCTGCAAAGACTCTAGCGATTAATTCTGATCTCATTTGAGTTTGTTGCATTAGTGCATTTACACCAGTTGCAGTTTTTGCATTTAATGTATCTGGACTTAAACCTTGAGCTTCTTTTGAAACACCAGTTCTAGCTTCTCTAACTGAATCTAAATAATTTAATAATGGAAAGGCTTGTTGTGAAATTGGTTGAGCTTGTAAAGGTTGCATCACTTGATTCGGTGGTTGTTTAGTTCTAACAATTCCACCAGGTCTTGTTGTTAAAAGATCATCCATATTAACCATACCATCCATAACAGCAACTCTGTTGTTATTTGTTAAATACATATTGTCTAACAACTGACGCATAACAGTAGATTTCATTAACTGAACATCTTCTACTAATTCTGAAATTGATCTTCCATAAAATCTGTGTGGCATTGGAATAGGAGTGATCGTTACGAAGGGAACACTATCACAAGGCATATTAGATAATATGTGATTACCATCTGATCCAGCAGATACAATTTTTCTAAGCTCTGCTATACCATCTTGGTCATAATCATATTTTACATAAGACTCATAAACTAAAACTTTTTCTGTTGAAGTATCAGTTGAACTACTAATTTTATAATCATCAACATCTGTCAACCTTACTGTTTGTTCAGTATTGTAAATATCTAAATCTGATTTTGGTAATTCATCAATTTCATCTTGAGGATAACCCATTGCAACAAGGTCTGATCTTGTCATTAAAACTTTATGAGAAACAAAATCGGCATCCTCAATTGTTTTAGCACTTCTATCAATTAAAAATTCTTCTGGTGGAATACTTTCTATTTTAACTCTACCTGTTTTTTTAATTCTTTTAATTTTGCAATTATATAAATTAAAATTAGGAACTTGAACTTGAGATACATCTATACCTTGTAATTCGTATTGTTCTAAAACTTTTTCAAATTCTTCTTTAGCATCTTCATCTTCAAATATTTCTTCTTCTACAATTTCTATTTCATCCTTAGTATCTTGCAAAGCCTCTTTCTCAACTATAGATAAATTTTCGTAAGTTTCATAATCTACTTTTTCAGAGTCATCCCAATAAATTTTTAAGAAACCATTCTTTTCAATTAACGCATCTTTAAAAAAATTATATAATAATTTAAAACCATCATTCTCTTTATAAAAAACATGATTTAAATAAGCTGTCGCTTGGTCAGCCATAGGAACATCTTCGGCTGTCATAGGTTCGCAATGAACTACTTTATCTGAAGCTGTGAATACTCTTAATAAATTTGGTAATAAACTTTCAATCGTATCTGCAACATCTGTTGATACTACCTGACTACGACCATCTATTTCTGTGCCTAATTTATCACCTAAATAATACTCTAAAGATTTAGTTCTGGAATCTGATAAATCTCCACCCAGATAACCTAAAGCATTTTGAATTTGACCTGATAATAAACTTTGTAATTCTAAATTTGATATTTCTTTATTTTTTTTTGCCATATTAAACTATATAATTTGTATCTACTTCTATTGGCTTATTCCAATCCGATCTTTCTATGGGTTCTGTAACAGCTCCATATCTTACCGAATCGCAAAAGTGTGATGCCCAATTGTGCAGGGGTTTATTCCTAAAACAATTATTTTTTTCATCCCACCGCTTACAATATGATTTTAATGCTTCTACTAGCTTATTGCAATTGTTTTTATGAAAAAAACACTTTGGTAACATTCGTCTTACTTGCTCAATACCATCTTCTACACTAAGTTTGGGTGCTATGTCAAATTCTAACCCTAGTTCTTTAGCGGTTTCCCATCTGGATTTATTTGTGCCGATCTCTCTAACTCTAATATCATGGGGAGCTATGTGCTTTGAATACTTGTAAGGTTTGCTATCTACAATATTAATATAATGCTCTAAGCCTTCACCTGAGTTTTCGTAGCAATCAATAATTCTAATTTCGCCACTTGGTCTGCGTTGAGCAAAGGTTATTACTGTACTATCATTCATTCCTAAATCCCACCAAGTTTCTACTTCTAAATCTTCTTCTATATCAAAGTTTACAACCTTGCCTGACTTCTCTAATTCTTCAATCGTAGATCCAAAATAAGAACCACTTATTCCAGCTTGAAATGAGCATTCAAATTCTTGGTCATAAGCTTCTGGCGACATGGTTTGTTTGGCTGCATCTAATTCTCCTTGATCTATAATCTTTGTTTCACTAGCTTTAAATACTTTGGTAAACCAATCTTTATTACTTTTAGCTTTCTCATGCAGTTCGTAGAACCAATTTCTACCCATTGGTGTGCCGATAAATATGGCAAAACCTTTCCTGTCCGATAAGCATGGTCTTAAAATAGTATCAAAGAGGTCTGGCGAAAGATTCTGGGTTTCATCACAAACTATACCATCAAAGTATTGACCTCTAATAGCTGCACTATTCTCACCGCCTAAAATTTGTATTCTTGAATTGTTAATTCCAAAGTCTACCC